TAATAATAATAATAATAATAATAATAATAATAATAATAATAATAATAATAATAATAACATAAGTATTACTCCAACAAATATATATATTAATCAATTAACATTTTCTTCAATTTATAATATTAATAATAATGAATCAATTATTATAAAAGAGAATATAACTATTAATATACTTAAAAAATATAATTTAGGTTATTTATATAATATTACTTTTAATGAAAATATTAATAATTTTATAGATAATATTTACTGTAGAAATTATAAATTAAATTTTATTGATAATATTTATTATAGTAATAATAAATTAAATATAAATAATAATTATATAATAACTAGTAATTTTAATGATTTAAGTATAAATGATAATTTTATTATTAAAATTGAATTAAATATAAAAAAACAAAAAATAAAAAATAATTATTGTTATATATATTTTTATAATAATAATTTATTTTTAATAAACAATAACTCATTAAAGATAACTATAAATACAAAAATTTATAATTTATATATAGATATATCTAATAATTATTATATTAAAATAGATATACAAAATTCATTAGATTTTATTAATGATTTAAATTTAATAATAGAAAATAATACATTAGTTATAGTATATAATGATATTACAAATATCATTAGTAGTATTAATAATAATAATAATATAATTTATGAATATAATATAGATTATAATATATTATCAGATTATATTTATCCAAATAATTTTAAATCTATTAATAAAGATTCTAATAATTTACAAATTAATTATATTATTCCAAATAAAATAATTAAAGTATCAAATACAAAACTTTTATTATTTTATAATAATAATGATAAAATTGATAATATAAATCAAATAATATATATTAAACAATTAGATCAAAACTATTTATTACCAATAATAAAAATAGAACATGTATCAGAATATTTATATTATATAAAAATACCTTTAAATATGATATCAATATCATTAACACATACAATTATATATATATATAATAATATAACTGAAATTGATATTAAAAATAATAAATTAATACCTGATAATATAAATAATAAATCAATTTATATTAATCAAGTTAATAATAATTGTTATTTTACAATTAATAATAATAATTTTAATAATAATGAATTAATATACTATACAATATATAATAATTGGATTATATTAGATTATATTATTAATACTAATAAATTATTAATAAAAATACCAGATAATATATTATTATTTGTAACAGATAATTATATTTATTCTATTATTATAAATAATATTGAAATTTATCTTGATAAATCAATATTTTTATTAGAAAATGGTTATTTAATATTAAATATTATTCAGAAAAATAAAATTAATAATATTCAATTTAATCAATATTATATAAGTAATTTAAATAAATTAATATTTATACCAGAATTAAATAATGTATATAAAATTACCTTAAATAATATTTATCAATATAAAAATGATAATTTTTATATAATACCTTATACATATCAAAATAATTATTTTAATAATTATTTACATAAAATACAATTATCTAATATGAATAATTTATTAACTATTAATAAACAAGATTCTAATATAATAATATATAATAAACATATAAAATATAATGGTAAAATATTTTACGAATATACTAATAGTAATATTTCATATTATATAATATCATTAGATATAATAATTAATAATAATAATAATTATTATTATTCTGATAATAATAATAATAATTTAAAAATAGATAATATAACTTTTTTATATAAACAACAATTATTTTGTAATTATTATAAACAAGATAATACTAATAATGAAATATATTTATTTATAAATCCAAATAATATTATTTATAATAATGAAAATAATTTTTATAATAATTATTATTTAGTATCCTATTTTAATATTAAAATAAATAATATTACTAATAATTATAATTTATTACAAACATTAAATATGAAAAAAAATATTAATACATCAACTAATATTATAAATATAATAGAAGAACCTATATGGAAATCATATGATAAATTTTTTGAATATATAAGAATTTATTTTAATGATCAATTAATTGAAGAATTAAATGAAGATATTTTTAATATAAATTATAATTTATATTGTGATAAAAATAAACAAAATCAATTATTAAATATTACTAAAATTATTAAAAATAATGAATATTATGAATTATATATACCATTAATATTTTGGTTTTGTAATAAATCTACACTAGCATTACCAACATTAGCATTACCATATATAGATATAAAATTGAATTATAAATTAAATAATTTAGAATATATTTTATCTAATGATTTAAGTGATAATTATTATTTTAATAATATAAATCCAACTATTAAAATAGATTTAATATCAGATATTATATTATTAAATATAAATGAAAGAAATTTATTTAGTTCATTTAATCATGAATATATTATAGAAAGATATAGAACATTTTCAAGTAGTTATATTAATGATTCTAATTTTATTATTGATAAAAAATTTTCAGGATTAATAAAAGATATATATATAATAGCGAAAGATATATATAATAATTTATTATATAAATTATTATATGATTTAAAATATGACAAATATTTAATTATATTAAATTATTATAATATTTTTATAAATAATAATTATATTTATACATCTGATGAACAAAAAAATTATAGTTTAGATATACAAATAATTATTAATAATATTATTGAATATGAGAAAGGATCATTTAGAATTACTTATTTATTAAATTTATTACCAACTTTTGATATAATGTATTTATTATATTATATTGATAAATATTTATTTATTTATCAATTTAATAAACAAATATATTTATTATTATTATATATTAAAAATGATTTTTATATTAAAAAAGAATTAATATCACCAATTGATTCTATTTTATTTAAAATAGATGGTACTGATTTATTTACAGTTCAACCTAATATATATTATAATACTTTAATACCCAGTGAAAAATTTTATAATTCAATTCAACCTAATTTATATGTATATAGTTTTTCATTAGATCCATTAAATGAACAGCCTTCAGGACACTTAAATTTTACTCATTTTGAAGATACTAGTATTATTATTACATCATCTATAAATCAATCATTTAAAGTTAATATAAGTATTAAAGAATATAATATTTTAAGAATAGTAAGTGGAATTGGTAGTCTTGCATGGCTTAATTAAATATTAAATCCTAATCCAGCAATTCCATTAGATACTCTAAATAAATTATATTGTATAGCATAACCTTTTAAAGATATACTATTTTGATAATTAACATTATTATTCATAGTTAACTGTAAATATGCATCATCTATTTTACTAAAATTCATACTACCAGATGGTTGTAATTGTAATGGGTTTAAAGCAAAGGAATACATAAATATTCCTTTTTGATTATTTATAAAATTATATTGATAAGATTGAATATTTGTATAATATTCAATAGATGATAATTCCATTCTATTTATTGAATTAATAATTAATAAATTTTTATTAATTAATTGAGTTGAATCATCAGTATAATCAAAAAAATTATTAGAATTAATATTTGAAGTTAATAATGTTCTCCAAACTAATAATTTAATAGGATTAAATAATGGTAATTTATAAGTTGTATTAATTGAATTAATTATTTGTTCAGGTAAAGTCTGAATAACTTGAATTATATATTCATGATTTTGATTAATAAATTGACTTCTTTCAAAATTATCTAAATATATATAATCAACTAATAAATATGAATTTAATATTGAAGGTTTATTAAAATTAAAATAATTATTATTTTGTATAATTGTTGAATTTATTACAATATTACATTCAAAATTATTTTTCATACCAATTAATTTTAATTTATTATAATTTTCATCAGTTGGTATAATAAATGTATTTTTTATTGGATTATAATAAATTAATTTATTTATAGGATCAAAATATATAAATTCACCTATTATTTTATTATTTTGATATTTTTGATAAAAATATTCACCAGGTTCATAAATACAATAATTATTTATTATATTTAAGTAATATGATGGACTACTATTATAGCATAAATTAACATCATTAAAATCTACATGAACTTTAATATCAGAAAATGACATTGATATTAAAGGTAATGCTAATCCTGTATCTAAACAAAACCAAAATAATAATGGTATATATAATATATAATTATTTTTTGAAAATGAATAATTATTTAAATCACTAATATTTCCAATCATTTTATTATAAGATTTTTTTAATTCATTAGGTGTAGTTATTTCATTCCAAATATTTATCCAATCACCATAATGTCTATCAATAATATTACCATTAATTTCAATATCAATAAAATTAATTAATGCAATACCTATTTTATTTACCCATTTAAATTTGATATTACTATTATTATTATTAATAGGAGGTAATTCAATATATAAATACATTTTATTTATTAAATCTGCATTTTTTCCAATATTAATAGTACATCTTCTACCAAAATCAGGCGTTGTTTTAAAATATTGAGGTAATGGTTCAATAGAAAAGTTTGTATATCTTTTATATACTATTTTAAAAAATGTTATATCAGGATTACTTGATAAAAAAATATTTTCTTTTCCAATTGATGATAATGTTATTTTTCCTATAGTCATTAATATTTTATATTATATTTAATATATATATAATTTTTTAAATATAATTAATATTTTAAATGTCATCAGGATCTATTGGTTCAAAATTATCTTCTGATGGATCCTCATCTGGTGTACTGTTTTCAATAAGTGATTTAAATATTGAACTTATATCACTTACTTTTACCATATTTTTATTTATATTTTTATCTAAAAAATTTTGTAATTTGTGTAATGTTACTTCTTCTTCACTATATTTTTTAGTATCGTTATTATCAAATGTTTTAAGAATTCTATAATAATTATCATAAAGTGTTAATGCATCAAATAGTTTTTCTTCATTTCTTTTCAAACTAAATAATAATTCATTAATTTTTTGTTTTGTTTGAGAGGCAATTGTTTTATTATAAGTTTTTAATTGTCTTTCATATGTATTAAATAGGTTGTCAAATTCAATATATGAATGTCTAAAATTTTTTTTAGAAAATGATATTTCATTTGCTTTATTTATTAAATAAGGATTTTTCATATTATTTAAATTAAAATTAAGTAATCCACCATGTTGTTCCATAGGATCAAGAACAACTAATCTTGATTTAAATGCTCTTAATCGTACATTTTTAATTAAATCTAATAAATTAGTTCTATCTATTTTTAAATAATTTGTTAATTGTGATAATGTACTAAGATGTTTTTTTTGAGTTGATTTATGATTATATACCTCTAGTGAAGGATATGATGTTTTATTTAAAATAGCTGGATTAGTATTTATCTTTTTAATTAAAAAATTTATATAAGCTGCTAATTTGATATTGTTTTTTATACTAATAAATGAGGGACCATCTACTTTTGGGTTTACTACTTTTTCTAACCAATGATTATAGTCTCTATATTTTAGTAACTTATATGTTTTATTATTAAAAGTTTCAGTTTTAGTATATGTTGGTACCTCTAATAATTCTAAAACTCTTAGAGCTCGTTGAGGTAACATATCCTTTATTTGGTCTTTTGCTACAGTAAAAAAATGTGGATCATTAAAAATAGTAGTACATTTTTTATTATCTAGGGCACTGCTTTTTGAGTTTTTAGGTATTACTAAACACTCTATTAAAAATTGGTCTATTAAATCTTTATTATTAAGCTCATCAAGACCGTACTGTTCGGCAGATGTTTGTTTTGAAATAATTTCCTCAAATAATTTACTACCATTATTAATTTCATCACATGATCCATCCTGATTAAGTTTACATAATACACCTGCATTATTTCTAATATAATCATTAATTATATTATCTTCAAACCAACTATCAGTAGGACTAATATTAATTGGAATTTTGCCTATATTTTCTTTCGTTGTTGAATCTACTAATGCCTCTATTCTCCAATTAAAAAAGCGTCTATCGTCAAATATAATTTCATTTAAGTTTTCTATAATTAATGTCCACATATTTATATATATATCATTAGCAGGAACTACTGATGTAGCCACATTAGGCACCCAATTACCGCCTCCTGTGTTCCATGATGTTCTTACTTGGGGAAAACTTGCAACAATATTAGCACGATAAACAACATCTGTTACTTGTTTTTTGTAGTTTAATACTAAATTATTAAATGAAAAAGACATTGCTAATTCATTAGCAGGTAACGTCCTTAAATGAGTAAGTAACTCTGGTGGTAAATTAGTACTATTTATTTTTCCTTTCAAAATATCTATAACTTTGTTGCATTTATAAAAAGAAGTTATATCTGCGTGCGCATGTGTAAATAATTGAGTTTTAATGGCATTATCAAGAGCTGCTAAAGGATACTTATATAATGTATGAGTAGATGAGTTAGTTATTAATTTACTCATAACCTCACCAGGTATATTAAAAATATATCTTAATATATTAATTAATAATATCATTTTAGTATCTATATTATATAAATTAATATCAAATTTTGTTAACACACCTAGATCACGTGGAGCTGGTAGAGCTGGAGCTGGTGGAGCTATAATCACTACGGGCAAAATCGCAGTTCCACCCGCAAGTGTATTTAAAGCGTTAATGTCAAAGTTATTAAGTGCACCACTCTTAACATCAGTATTAGGAGGCGGATTATATAGAGGTGTATCATATAGGGGTCCTACTAACGGACCAGCACCCGCCACCGGATTTCTTACTAGGGGTCTAGTTGGAAATATAATACTATAATAGTCTTTAATGTTCGCATCAGTGGGTATATTTATAGTAGTCTGTCCCGCCCCAGCTACAGGAGGGTGGGAAAATATATAAGATTCATTCCAGATAACACCACCAACGAGAGGAGGAGTAGTAGCTGGAGCACCATAAGCTCCTCTAGTACCTAATAATGACTTTATATTAGTGACGGATGTATTATTATTAGGATATGGAATTGCGGCATCAGTTACTATATGTGAAATGTCATATAAAAGATCAATAAATGATGGAATTTTAATTTTTGTTATATCGTGTATAGCATTATCACATGCAATATCAAAATGTTTATCAATTGGTTGATTATTACGTTCATATGTTATTTTTAATTTATCAAGTAACATTTTAATAAAAATACACGTATCTAAACCAGATCCAGACATATTTACTAAATTTTCAAATTCCTTTTTCATTTTAGTAAATTTATCATTATCATGAGTACTATCTAATTCTATAGGACCTTCTGTATTATTTAAATTAAAACATACTATTATAATATATGATAAAAATTCGGGATGTATACTATTATCATCAATGGGTGGTATCAATTCCCTATCGTTAATTGCAAATAAATTACCAAGCCTATTATCACATTTTGGTTTATGTTTATAATTACGACTCATCATACCTTTTGTGTATACATTTGGATTAAAAATCCAATTTTCTGGAAATAAATCAGTATTAAATTTTATTTGACTATTTTTTTTTGCTAAATCAATAGCTAATTGTTCTAATTCACTAATAAATAATCTTATACGTAAATCATCATTTTCGCCGAATATATTCATATATTTATCAAATCTATTTTTAGGTTTAGACATATTATATATAATAATATAGAAAAAAAAAAGTATAAATTTAAATTTATGAAAAAATTTCTTAATATTTTTTATAAAATATTATCTTACTTATAATAATGATAAATATAAATAAAGAATATTTTGGTCTTAAATTGTGGATTTGGGTATTAATTATAATAGGATTATTATATTTTTGGTATATTAATAATATATCTATCTCTAATAATATGATTGATTCTAATAATATAAAAAATAAAAATACAAATACAAATAAAATTAAAGTTTATAATTTTAATACAACCTGGTGTGGATGGTCACAAAAATTTCAACCTGAATGGGATTTATTTTCTCAACAAGTAATGTCAGATCCAATGTTAGAAAATATTGAAGCATATGATATTAAATGCGATGATGATAAAAATATGTGTGAAGAATATAATGTTCCCGGATTTCCATATATTGTAATAGAATCAAGTAATATGAAAACACCTTATACAGGTTCTAGAAATTCAAAAGATTTAATTAATTTTATAAAATCAAATTTATAATTTTATATTTTTTTTAAATTGCGTTAATTATTATATTATTAAATTATAATAATATAATAATGAATGATATAGATATTAGTAATTTAAAATATAATTTATATGATATATTAAATGTATCTTCTAATGATAGTATACAAGATATAAAAAAAAAATATATAAAAACAATAAAAATTTTTCATCCTGATAAAAATTCACAATTAGAAGAAGATATATATCATCATATTATATTAGCAGGTCAAATATTAACAAATCAAATATTAAAAGATAAATATGATAAAATAATTTTAAATAAAATAAAAACTCATGATGAATTAAAAGATTTATTTGTAAAAGATTCAGATAAAGAAAAAAAAATTATAAAAAAAAATTTTGAAGTATTAAATAATGAATATAATACAAAGCATGGTTATAATAATTATTCAAACGATACATCTTTTTTAAATAATGATAATAAAATAGAACAAGTTAATAAAAATATAATAAATGAATATAATAATTTATTATCAGAAAGAAATACGAAATTAGATAATAAATTAAATAATAATATATATAAACAAGAAATAAATAATGAGATAATAAAAGTTCCTTCTGAAATAACTAATTATATTGATGGGGAAATATTTACATATATATCAGATTTAAATAATTTATATATAAATGATTCTATACAAACATCAAAATTTACTAGTTTAGATAAAGCATTTATTTTATATTCAATAAATATTGAAATAGATAATTTACCATTAAATGAAAAAATAAAAATATATAATAATTTAACAAAAGAATTATATCAACAAAATAATATTATCAATAATTGATTCACAAATTTTAGTAGGAATATTATTAATCCATTCTTCAGTTTGATTATATCCAGAATTAATAATATCATTTTTTTCATTATTTGATAATTCAAAATTTAAAAAATTTATATTTTTTTCAACTTTAATATTAATAATATTTAAACTATTTATTTTAATAGTGTTTGCATTAATAAATAAACTAAATGAAGATAAAATAAAATCAATAACATTATCTAATTTATTATCTTCCCCAAAATCAATAGTATAAAAATTAATACCTAATGTAGTATCAATATTACAATAATTAATAGGAAAATTATTTAAAATACTTCCATCTATATAATATTCATTATTATATAATACGGGTGTAAATAATAAAGGTACTGATATAGAAATTCTTATTGCAGTAATAATAGACATATTAGGTGTTTTATCAACATTAAATAAAACTTCTTTTTTTTTAGTATAATTACATCCAATAATATTTAATTTTATTTTAGTTAATTTATAATGTTCACTAAAAGTAATATCTTCCATATTATATTTATTTTTTAAAAACATAATTATAATATAATTAAATTTATTACCATTATCTAATCCAAAATTTAATAATATATTATCAATATTAAATTCAGGTAATAATATTTGAAAATTAAAATCTAACATAAAAATTTTTATATCTTCAATTGAATATGATAATGATAAAAAAAAACATATAATTGCTCCAGCAGATGTTCCTATAAAATTATTAATATTATTTAAAATAATAATATTATTTTTTTCTAAATACTCAATAGCACCTATATGATAAAGTAACTTAATTCCGCCTCCACTTAAACATAATGTATCATATATCATTTTTATATTAATAAGAATATAATTCTTTAAAGAATTATTTTTTTTTATAATTTATTATAATAAATGGTAAAAGCGGAAGATTTAATTAAAGAACAAAAAAAACGAGAAGATAATAAATACATAACATTTGATAAAATATATTATAGAGTTGAAAAAAAGATAAATATATCTAGTTCAAGTAATTTTTATTATACATGGTATATAATACCTGAATTTTTAGTAGGGTTACCTATATATTCATTTGATGAATGTAAAAAATATATTGAAAAAAAATTAAAAAAAAATGGATTTAATAGTGAATATTATAAACCAAATATTTTATTAATATCATGGTTTCCAAAAAAATAATTATTATAATAAAAAATAATTTTTTCTACTAGATATATAAATTATTAATTTTTTGTAAGATTATTTATTAAATTAAAAAATAATAATATTGATATTCCAATTATTATTAATATAATAATATCATTATTATTATCAATTATTTTTTTAATACTATAAAGTATTTTAGGTCTATATTCATCTCTTAATTTATTTTGACATTTTTCACAATTTTTAATATGTAAAAAAATATCATTACACATTAAATTATTATTATGATAATCTATTTTTATTTCATTATTATTTGTCATATTTTCATTAGAATTATTATTTGTCATATTTTCATTATTTTCATTATTTTCATTAGAATTAATATTTGTCATATATTCAGTATATTTATCTGATATATTATTACTTCCCCACGCATCTTCTAGAGAACAATAATGCATTATATTGATTTATACTAGATAATAATTTTTATAAAAATTTATAATAAAATCTATTTGAGTATATATGCTTGATAATATTATAAATATTATATTAATATTTTATATTACATATTTAAATTCATATAATATTAATAATTATATAAAAAGATTATTTAAAAATAGTATTTTTAAAATATTATTTTTATTTTTAATAATATTATTATTTGATAAATATTTAATTACATCAATATTATTATCTATAATATATATAATAACTATTGATTATACATATGTTAATGATAATATAAATTTAATTAATAATATTAAAAAATATTATAATAATATTTAATTATTATTACAATTAAAAGATTCATTATTATTTGTTATATTTTTTAATAATGATAACATTTTATTTATATCTTGTATTTTATTATCATTTAAATTATTATGAGTTTCATTTTGAGTTGAAGATTCATTATTTATATTTGAAGGAATAATATTTTTAAACATATCAAATATATTATTCATATCTGGCATATTATGATTTTCATTATTAATATTATTTGGTAATATATTTTTTAAATTATTTAATAAATTATTTTCATCAGTTTGAGTATTTGATTCATTGGGTATATTAATATCTTGATTTTTTCCTCCTGGTATAACACCAAATTGATCTGCAATTTTTAATATATTTCCTATTTTCATTGATTTATTAGATTCTTTAATTTTTCCTAATTCTACATTAGCAGTTGAAAATGTTTCATCAATAATTTGTGTATCTTTATTTTGAGCATTTCCATCATTCATATTAGGTATAATAGTTTTAGTTATATTAGATAACTGATTCATTATATCAAATATTTCAGTTGGAATTGGATTATTTTCAGAACCATCTACATTTTGTTCATCTGATTTTTTAGAAATTAAATTAGGAATTTTATTCATTATAGTTGACATTAAATTATCAATTTTAATATCACCTCCATTAATTTTTTCTGAATATTTTTGTGATATTTGTTTACTAATATTCATAATATTATTAAATGGATTTTCTGAATTATTATTAATAATATCATCAAATGAATTAATTATATCATTAATCATATCAGATGTATCATCATTTGTATTTATATCTAATATTTTATATAAATGTTCTGTTGCATCAGTTTTATTAAATTTTTTATTATCATTAATCCAATTATTATTATAATTATCTATTTTATCAATATTATTTTGATTAATTTCATTAATATTTTTTGATTTTTCAATAGATATATATAATTTATGTAATAAAATCCATATTTTTTTTTTAATATGATCAGATTGATTATTTAATAAATCTTTAATAAATAAATCAGTTCCAAATAAACTTGTAGATAATTTTAATGTATTATCATTTTTATGAGAAAATATTTTTATTTTACAATTTAAAAATAAATCAAAATTTTCATTAATTAAATTATTAAATAATAAACAATTATTTATAATAATATTATCATCAATATTATTAAAAATATTATCATTTGGAAATATTTTTTTAAGTTCATTAATTAATATATTATATTCATTTAAAAAATCCATATTATATTTAATATTTAAATAAAAATCTTTAAATAATAATATTTATTTTTAAATTATTAAATTAGAATCAATTTTACTATAAAAATTTAAAACTTTTTGATTTAATATAAAACTTTCTTTACAAATATCTATAATCTTTATATTTTCTAATTTTTTTGCTCTTGATAAAGCAGTATATGCTTGTCCAGATGCAAATATATTTTTACCAATATCAATTTCAATAGAATCTAATGTCATTCCTTGTGATTTATGTATTGATAATGCATATGCTAATTTAATTGGCATATAACTAAAATACATATCTTTATCTTCATTATAAATACATTTATGATAATTTATTATATGAATATTATTATCTATTGTTTTTATTTTAATAGAATCTAATAATAATTCTTTAATTATTCCTCTAGTTCCATTAATTAAACATTTATCTTGATTTATATTAGATGTTATTACAATTTGTTCATTTTCACATAATTCTATACTATCAGGTATATCTAATTTATTAAACCATGATTCTGTTTTTTGTTTATTTTTTTTTTCATTTGGTAATCTTATCTTATATATGTTACTTTTATTTAAATTTAATAATTTTTGATGTTCTATATTATTAATTTTTTCTACATCTTCATTTTTTGAATATAATATAGTTGATTTAATATCTTCATTAATAATATATTTATTATTTTTTAATAATTCAAATGTTTCATCACTACATATACCATATCTTAAATTTTTTAATATTTTTTGAAATTGTTTATCATGCTGTTGTCTTATCATTTTAGATAAAAATATTATTTCTAAATTTAATTGTTCCCAAATTTCAGATAAAAAACAAAAATTTTTATTAACTGGTTCTAATTGACAAAAATCACCTGTTAATACTAATTGTATATTACCAAATGGTTTTTTATTTTTTGTAATTAAAGATAAATATTCTGAAATTAATTCAAATGATTTTAAATCTAACATTGATATTTCATCTATTATTAAAACTTTTAAATTTCTAATTTTTTTTACTATATGAGATAACTTATATACATTATTAGAATATAATTCACTTGCTGTTTTATCACAAATTCCAACTCCTAAGTAACTATTTATAATTTTTCCATTAATTAAAACAGCTGCTGAACCTGTAGTAGCTGTTAAACCATATGAAATATTATTATTTTTACAATATTTAATAATTTCTTTTATAGTAATAGATTTACCTGTTCCAGCGGGTCCTGTTATAAATATATTTTTTCCTAATTTAAATTCATCTATTATTTTTTGTTGTTTTTCATTTAATATTATATCATCATCTATATTATCATTATTCATATTATCATTATCTATATCATTATTATTTATATAACTATTTATAATATTACAAGGTATATTAATAATATTAGATACAATATTAATATCAATTGAAAAAATATTTATTAAATTTATTGCAATATTTTTTAATTTATTATTAATAGAATTAGTAGATCTTTTAAGATTAAGTGAAATATTATCTATATTTTCTTTATTTTTTGTAAATTGTATTAATGATTTAATTTCAACATCTGACCATTTTTTACCATCATTATTCATTAAATTGTTATTTATAATATTTAAAAATAATAATATTATCAATTTTTTAATTATAATTATAATCATCATTATTATCATCATTTTCATCATTATCATCATCAAATGAGTTGTTATTTAATAATAGTTTAATTTTATGCTTTTTTTTATTAACTTCAATATATCTAACATATAATAAAATAAACATTAATAAAAAAAAAATAAAAAATCCATAATTAGATTTAATAAAATTCCATATATTTAATAAATAAAATTTTAAATTATTAAAATTATTATTATTATTATTATTTATTAATAATTTATTTTTTTTATTATAATAATTAAATATTTTAGATTCAACTAAATTTGGTTTAATATTATTTGAATGAAAACTCATTATATAATATTATAGATTTATATTATAAAATATATAACTTATATATATTAATTTATTTAATATACTTTTTTAATTAAAATATTTTATATAATTAATAATTCATTAATTTCACCATTTCACTCACATTTAATTATTTACCTCAATAGTAACAAAACACCTCCTTTATCATATGTAAAATATTTTGTTTATATTTTCCTTGCATTACTGCCAAGCATGTAGTTTAATATTACTTGAATCTCCTCTTTTATAAAAAAAAATATATTTATTTAAAATATATGAAAAATTATTCTAATTTGTATGTTTATATTTAGTTTATTCTATTTATAAAAATATATTTATTATAAAAATATATAATTTAAATAAAAATTGATTTAATATTATCTTTAATATATATATTAGAAATCATAATGAATAAAAATAATGAATATTTATTAAATACAGAGAATGAAAAACTTACTGTTTATCCTATTGAAAATGAAAGTATATGGAAATCTTATAAAATACAACAAGCAGCTTTTTGGACTGCTGAAGAAATAGATTTTTCTAAAGATTATGACCATTTTTGTAAATTGAATGAAAATGAACAATATTTTATTAAAATGATATTAGCTTTTTTTTCTTCTTCAGATACAATAGTTAATATTAATTTATCTGAAAGATTTTTAAATGATGTAAAAATAAGAGAAGCTATAATTACATATACTTGGCAAATGGCAATGGAATCAATTCATTGTGTTAGTGGAGATACTAATATATTAACTGATAAAGGATATTTTGAAATTAAACATTTAGAAAATATGGATGTTAATGTATGGAATGGAAAACAATTTTCTAAAACAAAAATATTACACACAGGAAAAAATTATTTATATGATGTAATTTTATCTAATGGTATAAATTTAAAATGTACAAGTGATCATAAATGGTATATTAATAATAATAATTGTAAAGAAATTGTATATACTAAAGATTTAAAAATTAATGATATTATTTTTGATTATAAATTACCTATTTTATATAATATTGATAATGAACCATTAAATTTAAAAGCACCTTATTTAGTTGGATATATATATGGTAATAATAATTTAAATGAGTATAATGATACTAATAGTTTAAATGAGTATAATGATATTAATATTTATATTCCAATAAATTATTCAATTAGAACCAAAATTTCATGGTTAGAAGGATTTTTAGATTCAGTTAAATATAATATATCTGAATCTAATTTATTAATATATAATTCTAATAATATTTTAAAAAAAATTCAATTATTATTATTAACTCTAAATATTATATCTGATGTAGATAAATATATTTTAAATATATCATTAAATGAATTTATTAAATTATATAATTTTGGATTTAAACCATCTATATTATTAAAAGAACAAATAAGTAACTCTCCTGAATCTAATTTACATAATAATAATATATATATTAAAGAAATCATAAATATTGATGATATTCATGATACATTTTGTTTCAATGAATCTTTAGAACATTCTGGAATTTTTAATGGTATATTAACTGGACAAAGTGAAACATATTCTTTACAAATTGATAATATAATTAGAGATCCTATTGAAAAAAATAAATTGTTTAATGCAATAAAAGAATTTCCTTTTATTGCTCAAAAAGCAAATTGGGCTTTTAAATGGATAGAATCAGATGATTGTTTTGCTAAAAGATTATTAGCATTTGCAATTGTAGAAGGTATATTTTTTTCTGGTAGTTTTTGTTCAATATTTTGGTTAAAAAAAAGAAATATTATGCCTGGATTATGTAATTCAAATGAATTAATTGCTAGAGATGAAGGATTACATTGTTCATTTGCAGTATTATTATATTCAATGATTAATAATAGATTACCAGAAAATGAGGTACATGATATGTTTAAAGAAGCAGTTGATATAGAAATAATTTTTATATGTGAAAGTTTACCATGTAAATTATTAGGTATGAATTCAGATTTAATGATACAATATATTAAATATGTTAGTGACAGATTATTAACTGAATTAAATTATAATAAAATATATAATACAACTAATCCATTTGATTTTATGGAAAGTATTTCTGTAGAAGGAAAAACTAACTTTTTTGAATCAAGACCAACACAATATCAAAAAGCATCTATTCTTAATAAATCACGGGATACAATATTTAATATAAATAATAATTTTTAATTTTTAATTTATAATTAATATTATATAATGAGTAATTTAGATATTATAAAAACAAAATTTATAATAATATGTAAATATTATAAATATTTTAATAAAGTAAAAAAAAGGCCTGATGATGATATGCCAGTAAAAGACTTATTATTATTAACAGAAACTTTTAATTTAACTGATATTAAAAAAGATTTAATTATTATTAAAGGTCGAGTAAATATAAATGAACTTGTTTTAAATGATGGTGTTACAATACAAAACATTGATAAACTTATTGAATGTTGTAATAATAATAGTGATTATATTTTACATAATGAAGAATATTTAAAATCTATTATTAAAAAAATTAAGGAAACAAACGTATTACCTAACAAAACAAAAATAACTACAAATATTATGAATGGATTAATTATTACATTTTATAAAAAAATATATATAGATTTTTATAAAAACGCTTATTATTTAGTATCTTTATATTATCATTTATTATGTATTGAATATGGCATTGATAATAAGGATGATACTGATAATAAGGATGATACTGAATTCTTTTATCATAAAATTAAAGATATACTTTATAAAATTATAACAAGAAGATGTTTAAATTTAGATGATAAAACAGATAAATATAATATATTGTCGTTAGATAATTTAAATAAATTACATATTTTAAAGGAATTAGCTAAGATGGAATATAATATGGAAGATAATAATATTAAAAATGATAATATTATTTCATTAACATTATTATATAATATGTTATATTCATATATAAAATTAAAAATAGAATTCAAAATAGAATTCAAAATAGAATTATATAGTGATACTATAATTGATATTATTAGTTTAATATATGAATATAATAAATCTAAATATAAAATTAAAAATTCTGATTTATTTTTATTAGAATTGTTTAAAACGAGTTTAACTAAATTTATAATATGTTTTAAAGATGATACATCAGTAGTTATTATAAATTTAGATAAGGTTACTAAAACATTAACAGAAATTCATGAAAAGTCAAAATATGATGATATTATAGAAATATATAATATTTTATATGAAAATAAAATATATGTTGAAAACATTTTTATTGATTCATATATAGAATACATAAATACAAATCATAATACTAAAATATATGACTTAACAACAAAAACAAATTTATTACTAGTAATAAAATTATATAATTATATTAATTGGTATCAGGATAATCATAGAATTAATAATGAAAGTGAAATTTTAGAAAAATTTCAAACAAAAATAAATGAATTACAACATACTAAAATATTACATACTGGAGGTACTGTTATTAATAATGATTTTAATGTATCTATTGAATCAATAGATGCAATATATGTGAATACACACACATTATATTCATTTTTTTTTAAAAAGTTTAAAAGTACTTTTAATAAATATTTTAATAATAATTTGAACCCCCTTTTTACCAATATAAATAGTGAGATTAATGATTACACCGACATTTATACTGAATATATGAATACAAAAAAGAATTATTTATATCATTTAACTAATTCTTTAAATGCTATATTTGTTGCAATTTTTTTTTTAAATCAAACAATTCATTTAAATATAAATTCTACTCAATTAGATATTGAGATTATTAATAACTATCCATTATTTATTGATTTTATTAATGATTTTTCACAAAAAATTTTAAATAATTATATTAAAGCTTCTAATATAATAAAATCAGACATTGATAATAGTATTAAAAATATTTTTTTATTAAAAAAAACTTTTTTAAAAAAAACATTATTAAAAAACGACTGTCCATTAAATATAAATTATACATTATTTAAATCTAAATTTAGTATTGATATTTCTATTAAACCTATAAAATGTAAATCTACATTATTACACAATCAAATGAAAAAAAATTCTGCATCATTTACATTTATATATACAACTACTAACACATATTTAAAAATATTTCAATATATTAAATATTATCAAATTTCTAATAGAGAACTTTTGTATGAAAGAGAAATATATAAATATATATTATCTATATATAAAATGTTATTAACTAAAAATATTAATATAGAATCATCATTTATTTTATTAAATGAATCTCCAAATATTTCTCATAGTGGAATGTTCGAATTTAATTGTATAAAACCTATAAACAGTATTGATAATGTTGATAATGTTATACCTATACATAATAATACAAATTATTATTTTATTCAAACTCAAAAAACTAATAGTATTGAATTAATAAAAGTATTTACAACTTTATTAAAACAAATACACTTATTATTATATTATAATAATAATAATAATATTTTAATAAATTTAATATCATTAATATTTGAATTATTTTATAGTTTTTATTTATTAAATCATGTATTACATATTATTCATAATGATTGTCATTTTGGTAATATTTTAGTAGAAACACTAACAACACCTATATATTCTGATTATTATATTAATAATAAAAAATATACATTTATAAAATATTACAATGTTCGTATATATGATTTTGATAGATCTTATTTAGATAATATTAATATTAAGAATGATATAATACTAAAATTTTCTGTAGGAGAACATGTTAATAAATTATATTTTTGGAAAGATACTTATCAAATAATAATACATATTATTGATTTTTTAATTTATAATTTACAAATACAGCCTAATGGAAATAATTCTTTATCTGCTATGCTAGAAACAAAAACTACTAATTATAAAACAACAATTATTGGACAATTATTAAATTTAATTTTAAGTATTAGTCCAAATTTATGTGAGTTTATAAAAATGTATCTATTAAATTTTAACCATATTAGTACGGGATTTAGAGTTCAAAATTTATATAAACTAACTGAAGAATTATTTATGCGTAATACGAAATATAACAATTATCTTATTAAAATATTTCAAACTAGTACACCTATTAATATTGAAAATATTAATATTTTATATAAAAATGTATCTACACTTAATATACTAATAAAATTATTAAATAATAATTTTATAGAAGGTATATTAACTGGAAAAATTAAAGATCTTAATTATAATACACATTTTATTTATAATAAAACCACTTACTATTTTGAATCGAATTATTTATAGGCGGTAGTAATATACTAAATATTTATTTAAAATATAAAAATAAATATATTGATAGTAATAATTAAATTAATTTAAATTATAAAAATAATTTATATATCTGCATTAACATGATAAATGAATCATTAAAATTAAAAATCATATATTTTTTAAACAAACCTACAAAAATATCAATCTATATGATTCATTTCTATCAGGAGTGCTCTTTAATGAGGATATACAAGCAGGAACTCTAATAGTTGACTTAAAACATTGGAAAGAAATGTCAGAATATATTCTACAAAGTATAATGTATCAAATCTTTTCAATCTTACAAAATTCATTAGAAATATGTAGTTGGCATGATATTACCAGGAACAAAAAAGGTATAACACCTCTAACTATTGTTTTTTTTGAACAATACGAATATTTACACCATGATCTTTTGTCTTTAATAAGAATAAACGACATCATGAGTATAAATTCTGATTGAATATAAAATGATGCTATTTATAAATAAAATAATATTCAACATATTATTTTTTTATAAAAAACAATTATAAATTTAATATTAATTATTTTAAAGATAATAATATGGTAAACTTTCACAATATTTAAATAAATATTTAAAATATATAAATTATATTATTTAAATTAAATATCATCAATTAATGATCCAAATAGTTTTTCATAATGTTTCTTAAAAAGTGATTTTTCTCTAAATTTTTTAAGAAAATTCCATTTACAATCAATATTATCACATACAAATTTATGATATGCTAATTCTCCATCTTTTTCTTTATACTTAATTTCTTTAAGAACTCCTTTATGAGTTATACTTTTATATATATTTTCTCCAAATTCATATTCTAAACCATATCTTGGACCTTTCATTTTGTAAACAAGTTCTGATGAAAACATTACAGTATAAATTGGTTTATTTTTACAACATGAACAAACATATTCATCATTTGATGTTTCATAATAATAATAATCTCCAAAATCATCTCCTGGATAATCAGGTTCATAATCATAATAATGTCTTGTAAATTTTGGCATTTGTGTAAATTCTAGTAATACATCACAAATAGCTTTTTTTTTATAATCTTTTAATGATTTTTGAAATGATCTCTGAAAATTAATAAATTCATTTAGAATATGTTCATATAGTTCATCTTCATCATAAAGATCAAACGTTATATTTCCAATATTTCGAGTAAGTATTTTGAAAAAAGACATAATGCATTCCTTATGAACATATTGATTATTTCCTTTACAAACACAATTATTTAATTTAATAATAGTAGTATCAGTGTCATTTTCACAATTCATACAAATACAACATTCCCAATCTGAACTTATGTCATTTTTTTTACATTTTTTACCTATGTTAATTGATTTTTGATTAAGATCTTCATCATATATACAAGATTGTCTACAATTTGGACATCTTAAAAATCTTAAAGTATTCATTTATGTTAACAAAAAGTTTAATTCAAAATTAAAAGATATGTTGTGCTATATATATAATAACATTTTTATTATAATTATATATAATAAATTATATTCAATTTTTTTATAATTAATTATTAAATATTTAATAATTAATTAATGTTCATTTAATGATTTTATTAATGAACCTATATAATAACTAATTTCAGGATTTTGGAAAATTGATTTTTGTTTAAATTTCATTAAAAAATTCCATCTACAATTTATATCATCGCATAAAATTCGTTGATAAGCTAATTCTCCATCTTGTTCTTTAATTTGTTTTACTGTAACAATTTTTCCAGATAAATTATATCTAGGTCTATGAATTTTGCCAAATGAATAATCTGATTCTGTGTATTTAGAACTTTTCATTTTTTGAACTAATATTGATGAATATTTAGCACAATAAACAGCTTCTTTACCACATTGTGAACAAAAATATTCACCCTCGTCACTAGATGAGTCTTGCTCCCAATGATAATAAATATTAGAAGGAGATGAAGGTATACTATTATAACGATGTCTTAATTCAGTTTTTACTAATGTTAGTTCTAATAATTTATCACATGCTTTTTTTTTTTTATAATTTTCTAATATTTTTTTAAAATTAGTTAATTCATTTAATATATATTCATATAATTCATCTTCATCATCAAGATCAAAAGTAATATTTCCAATATTTTGAGTAAGTATTTTGAAAAAAGACATAATACATTCTTCATGAACATATTGATTATTTCCTTTACATACACATTCATTTAATTTAATAATTGAATTATTTGTTTCATTTTCATAATTCATACAAATACAACATTCCCAATCTTCATTCATTATATTTTTACATTTAGTGCCTATTTTAATTGATTTTTTTTCATCTAAATTATCATTAGTATTAACACAAGATTTTCTACAATTAGGACATCTTAATAATTTTAAATTAGTCATTTTTAATATATTTTAAATACTTTATCAGGAGTAATAATAGTTATTTATTATAAATTATGTATAATAAATAATATTCAATTTTTTTTAATTTAAATAAAATATATCTATTTTTGTATAGATTTAATTAAAAATATACTATTTATTACATATATAATTTAATAATTTTTACTAGTAAATTCATTAATTAAAAATATACTATTTTAAAATTTTTGTAAATAAAATAGTATATTTTTTTAATCTAAATGAGTAACAATTATTATATTATCATTTTTTAAATAACTATAATATTTTATTTACAAATTGAACGAATATTAATAATAATATTCAAGAACACTTCATAAGTCATCTAAATAGATAACATTATTATTATATTTTAATACTGAATTATAAATATCTAAAATAGTATTCATATATTATATAAAATTATATATTTTTCTTTATAGGGGGGTCGCGACCCCCCTACATAAATAATCAGATCTGATATATTGTGGTTCTAGAAATAGTAATAATGAATTAATCACATTTATTTATAGCAGCCATAATAATATCATAATTATTTTGTAAATCTTTAATACAAGATTTAATACATATCTATATTACAGCAGTTCATAGCAGTTATAAATATATACTCATTAATTTGTAAATCTTTTGATGCATATTCTAATGCATTTGCATTATTAGTAATCGCCGCTATAACAATATCATAATTATTTTGTAAATCTTTTGATGCATATTTTAATGATTTACCATTATTAGTCACTGCAGTCATAACAATATCATAATTATTTTGTAAATCTTTTGATACATATTCTAATGCATTTGCATTATTAGTAATCGCCGCTATAACAATATCATAATTATTTTGTAAATCTTCTGATGCATATTTTAATGCATACCCATAATTAGTCACTGCAGTCATAACAATATCATAATTATTTTGTAAATCTTTTGATACATATTCTAATGCATTTGCATTATTAGTAATCGCCGCTATAACAATATCATAATTATTTTGTAAATCTTCTGATGCATATTTTAATGCATACCCATAATTAGTAATCGCAGCCATAACAATATCATAATTATTTTGTAAATCTTCTGATGCATATTCTAATGATCTACCATATTTAGTCACCACAGTTATAACAATATCATAATTATTTTTTAAATCTTTTGATACATATTCTAATGCATTTGCATTATTAGTCATAGCCGCCATAACAATATCATAATTATTTTGTAAATCTTCTGATGCATATTCTAATGATCTACCATATTTAGTCACCGCAGTTATAACAATATCATAATTATTTTTTAAATTTGTTGCATATTCTAATGATCCACCGTAATTAGTTACAGCAGCCATAACAATATCATAATTATTTTGTAAATCTTCTGATGCATATATTAATGCATATCCACTATTACTTACAGCAGTCATAACAATATCATAATTATTTTTTAAATCTTTTGATGCAAAACCTAATGCATATCCATTATTAGTTACAGCAGTCATAACAATATCATAATTATTTTGTAAATCTTTTGATACATATTCTAATGCATTTGCATTATTAGTCATAGCAGCCATAACAATATCATAATTATTTTGTAAATCTTCCGATGCATATTTTAATGAATTTCCATAACTAGTTACAGCAGCCATAACAATATCATAATTATTTTGTAAATCTTCTGATGCATATTCTAATGCATACCTAAAATTAGTTACAGCAGCCATAACAATATCATAATTATTTTGTAAATCTTCTGATGCATATATTAATGATCCACCATGATCAGTTACAGCAACCATAACAATATCATAATTATTTTTTAAATTTTCTGATGCATATTCTAATGCATAACAATCATATTTACTAATAATTTTATAATATTTTATTTCATTATTATGTAATTCATTATTAATATAATCATAAGATTTTTGTTGTTTAATTAAATCATAAATATCATAATAAGATTTTTTTGCTTTAATTAAATCATAAATAGAAATTAAATCATTAGATAATTTAATAATTTTAATAGTTTCATTATTATCTATAAAATTATTAAAATATTCAGTATCTTCATATGAATTATATATTTCATTGTTACTATTAATTAAAGAATAATAATTAAATTCTAAAAATATTTCTAAATTATAATTTATTTGATTTATTAAATCATCTAAATTATTACATCTACAATTTAATAATTCATTACTACTAAATCCATAAATTAAAGATATTTCCATCCTAATATATTAATAACACTTTAACATAATATAACACTTTAACATAATAAAAATTAATAAAATTTAATAATATAATAATTTAATAAATCAATTTTTTTAATGTATTACTTAATATAAATTATAACAATAAAATAACTTATATATTAAATTTTTATCTAAAAATAATAAATATATAATTATAATTCATTATTAATTGCTATTTATACATATTTTAATGCATA